TCTTCTATTTCATTCAAATGTTTCTCCTGTTTTATGACATATTTCATATACTCTTCTAATTCACGCAATGTCACATCGTTTATTTTGGAGATATTAATAAACACGCCATTTTTATTTTCATTGATTTGTGTATGTTTTGAATGTAAAATACGCAACACCTCAATTTGGTGAATCACCGGCATATTTTCAATTCCGTCTTTAAGTGTCATCAAATAGTTTGTTTTTACCTCTACTTGTTGGGCAATCGTCTGTAATTCATTCATCGTGGTGAGACTCGCAATCGCGGTGGTGGCCATTTTACAAAAATATCGCAATGAAACTTTATACCCTTTCACGGCGCCGACGACGACGACGGCGGCGACACCGCGTCTAATAACATCGCTATGATTGTCACGTGCGTATCGTGTAATACAAACCTGCGTCCAATTATTTCTACAGTCAATATATCATTTTCTTCGATCAGAGGGAACAAATCGTTGGTGTTATTCATATCACGCGAGAGAAACACCTCAATCGGCGATGTACGGCCTGGAATCAATTGTGTTGCGCCTGCTCGGATACCTGCCTGGGTTATCGTCTTGGCGACGCATTTTATGATGGCACGTTCGTCTGGAAAACAGATGAGGCAATCCGCCACAATATCAAATACAATATTGGCACCGGCTAATGTTCCGCACGAATGTGCGTGAATAGATACTGTATACGGGCATATATATCCTTCAATAGAACAGTGCCCTTCTAACTGTTTCGCAAGTTCTGTCGCCAATAATTCTGTGACATTAACCCCGCGCGTGATCTTATGGAATGGAATCGTCAATCTACGCTTGATTCGCTGTTTATTGAAGAGTGATGGGTCGCAGTATGTTTCGACGATATGCTGTACCACCGGTTCCGGTTCGGCCACGGGTGCGAATTCGATCACCGGTTCCGGTTCCGGTTCAGGTTCCGGTTCCGGTTCTTTTATTTTTCTTTTAGGTCGGATAATGGTGGTTCGTTTCGCAGGTGGCATAGATAATACGGCCGCAGACGCCATTACGATGAACGATAGCTATATCAATTATAGAAATATGTTTATATCTTTATCAATTTTATTGACAAAGTATCATATATAATCACAAATATAAATCTCATATAGCCCTGCCGGCGATGCGACAATTTGAAGCGGTCCCGCGCAGCCATAAATAGACTCATTGCGTAATAATGTATCGCAATCTTCTTTCGTTGCGTGAGGATTGATGGGTTGAAGATTGTGCTTGTATACCCCGTGCCGTAAAATACGGCAATTGAACTCTTTATGAGAAATGACAAATGGTTCCTGGCAATGAAGGCAAGTGAACACGTATTCCATTACAATCAATACAATTACAATATACTACGATTATAATTGTCTTGTAATAAGCGTCGTCACTACGTCACGCCGCGATTTAAGCGAGTTCGCCGATGACCGAAATGGCTTCGTCGCCGATTTCAAACCGCTGGCCGATAACCCGCACACGTATTTCTTCCTCTTCTTGAAGTCGCGTAAAATCCACGCGGTCGTAGTGATGGTCCCGCGCAATAAAAACGACCACCGGAGTTTTGGGTTCGTTCAAGGTTGCGCGAATACCTGCGAGAGTGATATTTTTAATCACGCACGTAAATATGACACCTTCTACGAGCGAGCACGACTGACATTCATATACTACGTCAAATATCGCATTCTTCCCGTATAAATATCCGTTTGAATATGTGAGGATTTTCACACTTCCTGGACGGATGAATCCTTCGGCCATACACTTTCCTTCTACGATTTTCGAGAGAATATGCTCTAGCGTGTCTTTTACATTACGGCCTATGATCCGAAACGGAATTTCTATTTTGCGTGTCAGTAAAATTGTTGTATAAATACCGTATCTAGCTTTGGCTTGGACACCTCCGGAAGCAGGCGCGGATGTGGGGGCTGCGAATTTTGAAATGGTGGCGACGGAACGTCGCGGAATATTCAATGTTGACATTACGATGCGACGATGCGACGATGATATGATAAATACTACTATACCATTATACTTTATTTTCCATTGTCCCATTATATCCTATTACAATCGTTCGACATTACACAATAACGCTTCACCTGGCGAGAAGAACCATTTGCGCCCATTTACGCGGTTCGCATTGAATGCGCGTAATAAAAACTCCTGAAACACACACAGTTCTTTTTGGGTTCGCTGTTTGGTGTTTTCAATCGTGAGTTTATACTCGTCACCTTGCGTAGCGGTATTCATCATTAAAATATTATTTATGATGGTGATGGTATCAGTTTTACCGGATTGGTCGCACCGTGCACCCTTATCACGCTTCTTTGACATATTTTTAACCTTGAAAATAAGATATTCCTTCTTAAAAAAAGATACGAACCCGATAAGCATATTCATATTCTGAATATGAACTGTCTGGAGTTTTCCTAAAAGAAGTGTAAAATCGCGCTCGTCTTCTGGTTCAGAAAGCACCCATTCTCGTGTTTCATATCGCAATATGACTAGCGCATATTGTTCTTCCTTTTTCTCGTGAAATAAGAGGAGTCCTTGGTCTTTGGGGGTACGCCGCGTCCCTTCGGTGGATTCTAGTTCTGGGTTGGCCGCCGCCGCCGCCGCCGCCGCCCGTCTCCCTACCAGCGGTCTCTCTATCACATGCTGTTCGTAATAATTCAACATCATTCTCTCAAATGGAGATAGCGGTTGGATGCCCACCGCTCCTTTCGTCGCCATACTGTAATTATTCTTTTCATAGAGATAATTCACAAGCCTAAGACTGTCATCAAAGAACAAGTGCTCTAACAGGTTCGCAATTACGAGTGCGTGGAGTTGTTCTCTCGTGGTTTGAAATTCATCCGTTTGAGAGATTTGGTCGATCACCTTCCCGCAATAATAATACCATTCATCTTGTTCCTTCGTCGGTTTTTCATATACAGTTTTACACGTTTCGAATGTATCCGAAAGTGTCGCAATAAAGTTATCTATTTCATTTACTGGTTCGTCTTCTGAGGCGGGCGCTGCGGGCGCTGACGTAGGTATCGCAATCACCACTTCTTCTTCTTGCGTTTTCTTTAACTTCTCCACAATCTTCTTATTCGGGACAACCGCTGCCACTGCGGCCATCGCCCCGGACCCCTGCCGAATATTCAGGTAATCTTCAGTTACTTCTCCTGGCAGAGGATATTCTACCGCGGTATGTTTATATGGAACAGGCGTGCTTCGTTCGTGGATACTGATACGTTTATCGGTAAGTTCGATGGGTTGGAATAAGTAATATTCACCGACATTGACAACACGACCAAGCCGCCCATATTTGTCATTGACATATTCGTTAGGGTCCGACACCATTTGTGTAAGAGCCATGTTGATTTGTGCGATGGGGTATTGGCGGATAGCATTTACGTGTGATATAATACCATTGGGCCCGGTTTTCTTATAAAAGAATGATTCCTTGTATAATTCTCGGATTTTGTGTATGATTTTATCGAGATTCATCGACATAAACTTCTCATTAAATGTATCCATTCGAATATCGCTTTCTCGACCCTCCTCGTCGTCACTGTCGTCACCCATTCCATACAACTCATCTTGTTCTTGAATCGGTCGCCCATTTGAAAACGTCGGACGGCACGTATACTCGCACCGTTCCATATAATCACACAACGCGGAATAGGGACGCGCGCCGACTTGATAGTCTATTTGTTTGCGCGACGAGAGATTTTGCTTCACTACCTGGTTTAATTGTGCGGCTGTTTGCGTATTATGCTGGATATTGAGAAGACAATCCACGGCGGATGTGCGGAGCACGCGAGACACGGCGCCGATTTTCACGGACTTAAACTCCGAGAGACGGTACAAATAAAGGTCGATCGCCTCTATTTCGGGGTTCGTCAACCGGGTTCCATATAAATATAACTCCACATTCCTGTGAGAAAAGGGGAGACGCTTATGGCTACAATTGCGAATCGCGCGTCCAATGATCTGCTCCAGTAGATTCATATTATACCACGGTTCAAGGATATGGACCTGGCGAATATTCTTGAAATCCAGACCCTCACTTCCAGCAACGGAGATAATGACAACCTTTACATTTTCTCCGTGCGTATTATCTTCGCTTGTCAGCGCCTTCAACTCGAAGAGATTATCGGGGGAAATCGTCGGATCACCAGTAATCACGGAATATCGCGCAGGACGGAAAGGTTGGTTCGGAAACTGTGCCTGGTGTTGGCGTTGTGGAAGCATTGTAATCGCGTCAATGCTTGCGACCGGCTTACTGCGGAAAAGCGACGAATTTGCGCCTGCGGCACTATACCGTGTAAACCCGAGTTCTTCTAATGCCAGTGCGATTGGAACGACACCGCCATCAATATACTGACTGTATGCGAGTATAATACCTTCGCTTGTAATTACACGATCGCATATATTCTTGATTTTCGCCGAATATCGTCCAATATTGTTGGGTGCGAAGATGCGTGCGGACGCTTTTGTTGTGGGTTCGTCATTTGGCAACTTAAAGGCGCGCGTGAATTCGGGGCGGTATTCGAAATTCAGGCGCATAGGTGGATTTCCGGTTTCTTCATACGACATAATATGCCGCAGCCCTTCCTTACCGATACACGCCGCAATATCAAATTCGTCATTTGGATTATTGATGTACTCGATGAGTGATGGGTGGGGATATACGATATTTAGTGCCTCTAGGGGTCGCTGGACGGCCGCATAACCAATCGTATCCATATTTTCAAAAGAAGGGAATTCCTCGGATTCAATGAGTGTGGATTCGTCGATGGCGGCTGCGGGGGCTGCGGGGGCTGCGGGGGCATTTTTTTTGCCCTTGCGCGCCTCTGTGGCTTCCGCCGCGGCTTTCTTTCGCCTCACCATCGCGGTCTTCTTGTAAATATACATCGCCTTCATATCACTGATAATAAACCGATACGCTGCTTCTTGAATATCGCCTGCCTGTGTCATATATACATCAATATGCTCGATCGGTTGGTCGATATGGCGACCGTTCAATTGGGTTCGCGGGTATCCCGCTGCCACTCCCGCCAGCAATGAATGTTCCGGTGAATGTTCTCTCGGAAAGATGCGATACGGGAATGTGTACGGGTTCTCGCCGCGCACGAACGATACATAACCAGTCGCTTTCCGAATGAGTAAATCCTTGCCAATCTCTCGCCCATCCGCATCCAAACGAAAATTCCCCCGGTCATCAAAGACATCCGCGATATCAATCGTCGCGCGTCGGTCATTTAGGTTCATCAGGTTTATCAACCACACAATTTCCTTGTAACTGTTATACATTGGCGTACCCGAGAGAAGCAACAACCGCACATTATTCACCTTCTGGACGATTTGAAAGAGAATCTTCGCCACGCGTTTATCACGGTTATCATCGGTGATGCGAATATTATGAACCTCATCAATAATTATCAGAGTATTCGCAAATAATTTCCGTAACTTCGTCACAGACAACGTTTCAATCGCGAGGGTCTCCATATCAGCTGCTTTGGCGATATCCGCAGCGGATTTACGGCCTTTCTTCGTGACCGCCGCCCCTTTGCCTTTGCGCCGGACTTCCTGTATCACCGCGTCATCCTGTGAAATACCGACACTTGATGCGTGTGTCCGCGCATAATTCGCGAACTCATTATACCCGAAAAACGAATAATGTGACGAAATCAAGCGCCGGATTTGTTTGATGATATTGTCACGCGTCAATCCCTTCATATTCATCGGGTTTATTTCTTTGATGAATTTATTCCCCGTACACGCGCGAATATTCCATACTCCCGGCTCAATCTCTCGGAGTTCGCGTTCGTCAAAGAGCTGGAGCCGGAAATTCTCTTGGACGTTGGGCGACGCAATCACGATGATTTGCTGAGTAATCCCCATCTGTTTCATATAATCGCGCATTTCCTCCGCCACGCTAATCGCCGAGCATGTCTTCCCCGTTCCGAGTCCGTGGTATAACAACAAGCTATTATACGGCGTCTCTACCGAGAGAAAATTACGGACGAATTGCTGGTTGGGTGCGAGCTCTATTTGTGCGTTGCACAAGATCTCCGCCTCCTCTTCCACGCTTTTTGTATTGTCGACATCCATCTTAGTATCAAAGAATTCCTTTCGAAGGGCAATTTTAGTATTAAAATTAGGATCATTTAAGGTGGGGTATAGCCCATCGGCTGCGGCTACGGCCTCGCCTTCGCTATCGCTCCCTCCCGGCAATATCCCAATATCGTGTAATGTAATCTCTCGTTCCAGCAGTTCCTTTTTTAAAAGGAGCTTATTAAACTCCTTACTAAATGGGTTATTGATTTCTTCAGGCGATAGGCGTTTGCGTCCATCTTCGAGCTCTCGTTTCATTCTTGCGATATTCTCTCGTGGGGTCGCGGCAGGGACGGCGGGAGAAACGGCTTTCGGTTTGATCGTGCGCGATTTCTTTTTCCCTGGCACCGCCGCCTCATCCGGCCCAGGCATCACTGCTAGCGCAGCACTTGCTACCGACGCCACCGACAATTCCATTGGTATATTTTCTTGTTCTTCATTCATTTCAGGTATGTATTATAATACCCCTGCGTTCCTTTATATATCTACACGAAATAAAAAGGAACTAGAATATTCTATAGCGGGACAATATGTTATTGATTTTACATACAATCCCTATTTTTTCTAAATTGTAAGGTCTCACTGCGCGAATACACTCTTCAAACGACATCCATTTCATAAGACCCACCTCCATAATGTCGTGCGCTTTTTTCGGTTTCTTATCTAAATCCACCATCGCTAGAAAATACTTCTGTTTATAACACTTCATATCTGAACCCATAAATATTTCTTCAAATGGCGCGATATTCTGTATTACATTGTCAGCGGTGATGTCATATCCAGTCTCTTCTAGACACTCTCTCAGTGCACACGGCAGGTCCTTCTCATTATAGTTCCGCCTGCCCTTCGGAAACCCCCACTCTGTCTCCATCCATCGTGTCGTGGATTCGTCGATGAACTGCTGGAGATTTTTCACACGCCCATCTTTTGTGCGTATCCCCCCGAGCACTTGGCGGTACTTCTCAAACGATACGTGTTCTTCATTTTTATACTGACTCCCGCGCGTATACTCACCCCATAACAGACGCCATAACTGGTCGAATGTAAGTCGCATCAGGTTTGCCTTCTCTGCCAATGTCATTTCATCGATAATGCGCTGGATATACGCTTCGTCGTTGAGCGAATATTTGCCGCGAATGAAATCGACGAATCCGAATGAATCCCGGCGGCGTATCATAAGAAATTCTGGACCGGTTTCACCTGAACGGAATGCGATAATGCCAATACTTGTAATTGGTGCGCGGCAATTATTATAGACATGATTGGTTCGATTACAGTTATTACAAAAATATTTATCTGCGGATGCTGCGGATGCCGCGGATGCTGCGGATGCCGTCGCAGACGCGACTACCGGCGCGTGTTTATTATTCCGTATTTGGCTGATTTCCAAATACGATAATGCTGATTTAGGATTATTTAGTTTTACATCGGCCTCGACATCGAGATCGGCCTCGAGCACTTTCGCTTCCATTACAATACGCTTATCGTATTTCTGTTATTGTTTTTATGTCATTTCATTGTAGGTAGGTAGAAACACAGTCACATCCCAATAATGCTAAAATTAGACGCGAGAATATGGGGCCCCAAATACTGGTTCTTTTTAATGACCGCCGCGGTGAATTACCCAGACCGTGTCAATGATGTCACGCGTAAGAAATATTACGACTTCATCCAGAATTTTCCGATGCTGATTCCTGACCCCGAAATGTCGTCGGAGTTTGCGCGAATGTTGGATAAATACCCGATAACTCCTTATTTAGATAGCCGCGATTCATTTATCAAGTGGGTCCATTTCATCCATAATCGGTATAATGTCCTCCTGATGAAGGACGAGATGTCACTACATGACGCGCTTGAGAATTACTACCTCCACTATCGCCCGAAACCGATACAAATCCTGGAGGAACTGAAATACCGTGAGAGGCTGGTGTATATACTGATGCTAGCGGGGTTGGGATATGCGGCGTATTATTACCATAATCGGTGAAGCCGGTGGATTATGCCGTTGATGAGCGAACCGACCATAACCGGTTTATTCCGGTGATATTATTCGCTGCTATATATAACCGCACACACACGCAATGGTAAAAGCCGAGTATATCGTTTTTATTGTCGCAGCATTCCTTATCGTAAACACATACTATGACGGGCATCTGATGAAAATGTTTCAGAGCAATCAAAAATGGATGAAGATGGCGATGTTTGCGTTCGCGGGTCTCTCACTCTTCCTCTTTTTGCGCCGTAATCCGGAAAACTCTAGGCAATTGATGTACCACGCCAATGACATCATTAAGTATATGCCGATAAGCAAGGGGACGGCGGATATGATAACGCCGTTTTTTGATATGACCAGGGGTTCGCCCCCGAACGACGACGGTGCGATGGGCGGAGCGAGTGGCGGAGCGAGTGGCGGAGCGAGTAGTGGCAGTGCGATTGGCCGCGCGATGAGTAGTGCGATGGGAACAACTCCGTCGTTGGGGGGCGGAACCCCAGGCGGCAGCGCCTCCGAACGCCGTATCCTCAATTCCGGGAAGAATTCTAGCAAGCGTAGTGTGAGCGAAACCAAGAAGAAGTATGTCGCAGCACAACAGGGGTGGAAATGCGGAGACTGTCAGCGTCAATTGCCCGCGTGGTTTGAAGTAGACCATGTCATTGCTTTAGAACACGGAG